ATCCATAATAGCTTCGATGAATTTTTCAGCTTTATTTTCTGAATTATATTTTTCATCGATTAATAATTTATATAGACGAAGTTCTTTAGATAGTTCTGTCCCATTACCAAAGAACTCGACTACAATTTTTTTAGCCTTCTCTTGGGAATTGTTTAATATCTCTAAAGTTATCTGACGGGTTAATAGTTCGAATAGAAAACCCGTATTCTTAAATTTAGAATGTTTAATTTTTTTCATATTTACTCAATTCTTTATTTTGATATACTCAAAAACTCTTATATAAATATAAATATTTTTTTGATTTGTTATTTTTATTGATTATCTAATATGTTTGATTCATCTAACATACCCTTTGTTTCATGCAAATACTTCCTTTTTGCGGAAATACCATTAATATATTTTAGGGCTTTTTGTTCTGATGTTCTATTTTTTAATGCATTATGATTTTCTTTATCACCGAGTGGATCTCTACCAAATGGTGATTTATCTTTACCATAAGTATTTCCTTCTCTCGGTCTTCCACCTTTATCTTTCAATTCGATTTTAATTTTTTCCAAAGATTCTTCAACATCTTGAGGTTCAGGTTCCACTGCAGGATCATTACCCTGGTCTTCAATAGAACGGTATCTGAATCTATCTTTAATATCGTTAATGATTTTAACTCTTTCTCTTTCTTGGTCACCATCAGCCAATTTGAATATATTTTCATATACCCAATCTTTTGATAACATATTAAGACCAGCAATATCAGTTGCTAATCTAACTTTTTCAGACCAAAGGTTTACTCGTTCTTGTTCGTAGATTGTTGATGGATTAATCAAACTTAATTCAAAGTTTGTCATTTCAACGTCCTGAATACCTTGTGCGTATAGGTGAACTATTGCTATTTTAGTTAATTCGGAAATTATTGTTCTTTGGATTCGTTCAATAGTTCTTGCAAAACGAACATCTTCTGCTGCCAAGGTTGCTTTACCATTTACATTCTCATCATATCCCAAATATGCTTTTGGAATTTTAAGAGCTGCAAATAATTTGTTTTTCAAATACTGAATATCATCAGTTGCAGCATAATCTAAACCTGATATATTTTCAATCGAAGTTCCACTATCTCCACCACGAACTGGTAAGAAGAAATCTTCGGTTAGATTTTGCATATTATATTTCAAATTATACTCACCACTATTTTTATCAATGAATGGGACTTTTTTCATCTTGTTGATAATTCTTTGCATGTAGTTATCAACTTCTTGTGGTGGAATGTTACCGATATCAATTTTGAATACCCTTTTTTCAGGTGCTCTCATAATACGATGGATTAACATTGCATCTTCCATGAGGGATAATTGTTTCCACAATCTTCTACCATTCTCAATCATAGATTTACCATATGGTAACCAGTTTGTATCTGATAATAATCTGAAGTGTGCAATTTCAAAATTATCGTATTCCATTTTTCCATTAGGATCTTCTGTAATCTTGAACTTTACAGAGTTTGGATTATTTGGATCTATAAGTTCTAATCTTTCAGTATTATAAACTGAATGTGGAACCACGTTTACAATGCCTTTACCTTCTGCTATTTCCATCCCGAGAAAGAAATCGCCATACTTACACATATTTCGTGTCCAAGGCCAAAGGTTGAACTCAATATTTAGAATATCATAAAATAAGTTTTCTAATGATTCTTGAACTCTGTTATTATCCGAACGAACTGATAAAATAGTTCCGAATTCGTTTTTTAGAGTAGATTCATCTGCGTAAATATCTAACGCAGATGCAATAATTGGATCTTGGTCCATTGCATCGTAATCACGAAAAACCTCTCTACGAACTTGTTGGTATGCCATTGATTGTGCACCACCTGCTTGTTCGTAAAAGGATTTTTGTAGTTTTGTGTATCTATCCCTTAACGAAGATAAGTTCGTTTGTTGTCTTTCATCAGTATCAACTACTCTTCGTCTACCTTTCTGGTCAACCGTTACGATTGCTCTTGAAGAAAAGAGTTTGGTTAATCTACCGAAAAATGAAGTATCTGCCATGTTTTATTTTTTTAATTATAACCTTTATTTGTTTATTTTACCACTTTCTACAACTCCAATATCTTGCTTTGTGTCTTGGTCCTGGAGATTCACAATTATGTCTTGCTCTAAAAGATGCTCTTCTTTCAGGATTTGATTTTTTAATTTTTGCTCCCTTTTGACCAAAGTTTACTTTTACAACATTTCCTTGTGGATTTTTTACATATACTTTAAATTTCTTAACATCACCCTGCATTGGTTTACCGAGTTTTACTTCTCTACCTTGGTATTCTGCTTCAAATACACAATTACAATTTGCTTCTTGTAATTCAACCGTATATGATTTTAAGAAATTGAAAAAATCTTCTTCATCTTCTTCTTCAACATCCAATTCATCATAATCTAAAAAATTATGTTCTGCTGCATCGAATGGATAATCTTGAACCAAACCACTCGGTTTTTGTGTTTGGTCAGATTCTTTTAATATATTTTTTAACTTTATCATAATAAGGTCTCCTTACACTATAAATATATACTAATAGAAATAACCTATTATTTTATCAACCAAGTCAAATCCTCATCTTGATTACCTATTTTCATAGACCAAGGATTGGAATCTACTGAAGAATTACCACCAAACCCATCCAATGTGAATGAGTGTTGTTGTATACCACCAAGAGTTCGTTTAGTTAAATCAACACCTTCTTGTCTTAAACGAAGTGCAGTATCTCTAACCCAAAGGGCGATACCTAATGACATTACCAAATCATCATTATATCCTCTCATTGCTTCGGCTCGATTTCCTACCCAAATAAAAGTGAATAATTCATCAATCAAACGAGTAGAACGAATTGTAACTTCTTTCTCTCTAATGTATTGTTCTAATTTAGAAATAATAAGTGGACGAGTTTTCATCGTAGTAGAAAATCCAGCAACCATACCTCTTTCTTCTGCTCTGAATTTATTATGTAGTTGATGTTGAACATCCACATACTTTAAATCTTTACTCATGTAGAATAGGTTTGAATAACCTCTGTCAATTACTTGTTGAATTACTGCCCAACCAATGTTTGCGTTTTCAATTACTAACAATGCTTCGTTATATTCAGTAGAAAGTGATACCAAGAAATTACCAAAATCTTTTGTATCCATCTTTCCTTTGTATTCAGCAACTTGTGTTGCAGTTTCTACATCGAACACATGAGCAGCAGAATAATCACCACCATCTCCTCGGGCAACGTCAGCAACAACCATATATCCTTTGTTGTAATCGGCATATTCCCATCTCCAAAGATTATGGTCCACCCAAGTTTTTTCAATCGGGTCTTGACAATATGATTCTTTGTAGAAAGTAAGTAATTGTGGGTCTATGACAGTATCACCTGAAGAAACGAAATCACAATCACATTCTTGAGCTGCACCTTTCGGTCCTAATAATCTTTCTTGCTCATCTCTCCAACTTTGACCCCTTTCAGGGTGAACCGACCAGTGTAATCGGATTGTGTTAAATCCATTTGTTTCATCTTCGGCACCTACCCAAGTTTTATGGAAAAAATTACCCACGCCATTTGGAGTAGAAAGTATAATTGCGTTACCACCAGTTGATAAAGTTGATTGAGCAGAAACCCAAATTTCTTCAATCTTATCAATGAAGGCAGCTTCATCAAATACTAATAGGGATAACGCTTCAGAACGGCCGGCATCTCCTGCGGCAGAAGTTGCTTTGATTTGTGAACCATTAGAATATCGTAGAGATAGTTTATTATCCTCTACTGTGGTTTGTTTTAACCAACTTGGTAGATATTGATTCATAACTCGAACCTTAGTTACAAGGTTCTTAGCAACCTCTTGTTTGGTTGCAATTACGAGGACATTAAAATCTTGGTTGAATAACATCTTCCAAAGTGAAAAACCTGCAACAAGTGTTGATATACCTGTCTGTCTCGATTTTAATACGATGTTATATCGGTGGTCTTTAAATTCGGTAAGAGTTTTTTCCTGAAATGGATATAGATGGAAAGGTATTTTACCACGAACAGGATGTTGAATCATACAATACTTCTTCATGAAGTAGATTGGATCACCAGCACATTTCTGATACTCGAGTTTTATTATCTCTTTTAAACTTGGCATTAATTTTTAATTTACTAGTAAATATCCAACTGCAACAACACCAAGTACAGTTCCTACTTTATATAAAAAAGTTTTTCGTTTCTCTGATTTTAATTCTTTTAATAAGGATTCGGATTTCTCTCTTTCTAATTTAAACTGTTCATCTTTTTGAAGAATGATGTAATCCAAATTAGAAATTTTAGAATTGAGTGTAAAAATAACTTCATCTTTCAACAACATCTTTTCATTTGTTAATTGTAGAACTTTTTGTAATTCTACTAATTCAATTTGAGCACCATCTCCTTTAAGTAAATCTTTTATGATTAACTTAGCAGTTGGAATTGTAAGTGGAACAATTGTATCAGTTTGAACCGGTTTCTGATTCGTAACGGTCTGAGAAAAACTTAGTGAGGTCACTAAAATTAAACTGATTAACAGAATTAACTTTTTCATTTGTCTTTACCTTTATGTTTTTAATGTTTGTATGAACTGATTCAATATCAGTATCTAATAATCCAATCTCTGAATATATGCTATCTATTTTTATATCCAAATTTTTATTTACAAGTACTACCGAATCGATATTGTGTTGAATACTATCGATTTTTTGGTTATACATTTCTACATCAGTTTTTAATTGTTTGGTAGAATAAATATTGTATCCCAATAAACATATTAAAACCAATAATAGAAACGATACATTTCCATTTTTCATAAAAAAACTCCTTTACTATAAATAGTGTTCTAATTTGTGTTCTTTTATAACCTCGAAAGCCTCGTTTCGTTTTTGTACTATTTCTTTTAATTCAATTTCACCATTATCAACTATTTCTTGAATCTCTGCCTTCACTTCATCAACTGGTTTTGGTAAACTCCACTTTTCTACACTACCATCCTCGTTGATAAATTCATAATAAGGTTTTATTTCAAGAATTGATTGTTTTAATTCTTCTAATTTAATTTTACCCTCTACAATCATACGAGTATAGATTCTAAAATCTTCATATTCTTTCCAAATTCCAGCTCCTCTGAAATTATGTTCTACATCTGCTAAACAATTGATACAATACCCAGTCTTTTGTATCAATTTTTCATCATTTTTAGTTTTTTTGTGTTTTTTACAACTAGGATTACTACACTCCTTCTTTAAATTTAAATAACTACGAATTTCTTGAAGAGCCTCGTGATTTTTACCAGTTTTTATAGTATAACCCTCTTTCTTTTCGTATTTATAAAACTCATCTTCCCAAATATCACCAACATTATGGTTTTCTTCGGATTTGGTCCATCCAATAGTGGTATTTTTATCATATTCACCTGTTTGAACCATATCAACTAACTTTCTACGAGTTGGGTGCATATATTTTCTTTGAAATTCTTTACTCATTTTTATATATTAGGTTATATTATTGTATATAAATATATATAAAATAAATTATGCGTAAAAAATTCCTAAAATTTGATTTAATGAAGCAAATGCTCCGGTTAGTTTAAATGTTTTACCTTGATATACGAAAACTATACCCTCATTTGGAACAATTTTATCAGTTCCACCAATTGCTTCTAATCTTCTTAACTCTAATTTTAATTTTTCAATTTTTTTAGGGTCTCCTGATTTTTCAACTTCTTTAATTGTCTGATCTAATCTCTTTTTCATATCCCTAATTGCTTTATCAGGGTTGACTGTTATGACAGATGATGTAAATTGTAGGACTTCTGCACCAACGCCCAAGAAAATATCTTCAAATTTCATCAAATTTTGTTTTGTGATTTTTGCTTGGTCTTCTTTATCAGTTTTTAGTGCCCAATCCAATACTTTTTCATCGGTTATGTTCTTTTTATCGATTTTAAATCCTTTATCACCGAATGCCCATCTCTTAACTAATCCCATTTTGGTTTTATTGTCTAACATAGATGGTGATTTTTTATCTACAAAATTACTCCACCATGCTTGATGATATTCTCCAACACCATCAGTGTCACTTAAACCAAATTCTTTTTGTAATTTGGAGATTTGTCCATTATATTTTCCTTTTTTAGAAGATAAATCTTGATTTCTTGGTAAAGAAAGGACAGGAGGACCTTGAATTGTGTAATTATCTTGGACATCTTTATTTACTTGCTTAATCATTCCTGCCAAAATTTTTGCTGCACCCTGATTTTCACCTATTGGGGTTCCATCTTCATCGTATTCCATTGTTCCATGAAATACTAATAGTGGTTGACCGTAAGGAATTACATTGACTGAGGTAGGATAAATCACTTCGAGGTTCATAAAACATGCTCCATCCTTGAATATCTTCTTTCTTTGTGGTTCGGAAAGTGATTTTATTGCATCGGTAAGATCTTTCATTGCAAAATTATATGCTTTTTCCAATTCACCTCTACCAGAAAACTTATCTGCCACACCTTTTATGTCTAAAGCACCAGCACCTTTGTTTTTCAAGTGTCCTTTATTACGAGCGGCAACTAGTCTTCCACCTACCCATGAAATTGCAAGGGCTTGTCCATCAGTTTTTTCTCGTGCAAGTTCCAAATTTCCATCCAATGCACGATTAACAATATCTTTTAGTTGTCCAAAAGTTAAATTGATTTCGGTATCAAAAGGGTGATTCATGTGTCCATACGCACCACCTTCTTTGAGAAGAACTTCGTTTAATATTTTGTGTAATCGTATCATTTGTAAGTTTCCTTTTGTTGTTTATCAAGTTGCTTTCTCAATTTCTTCATTTCCTTTTCGTGATTATCCATCCATTCTTGATCAGGATAACCATGAGGGGCAAGTTCATCAATTTTAGAATTTATTTTTTTGAATTTATCCAATTCAATTTCTCGAAGTTGTTTTAATGCTTCTTCGTAAGTTTCGTGGGTACCTAATTTCTCACCACCTGTCTTACGATACACCACCCACTTATTATCTACTTTTTGAATAGTTTCCTCTATTTTTTTAAGTTTAGTATAATACTTTGGGTCTTCAAAAAGATGATCCATTGCTATTTCTTTTGCAATATCAGTATCAGTAGTATGTTCTCTTTCTACTTTATATCCTTTTTTAAATTCATCAGTTAAATCTCCAAGAGAAACTTTGTGTTTTTTGGCAATATCAGATAAACTCATACCTTGTGATAATCCACCAGGTATTTTAGATTCTTTTTTAATTGATTTTTTAGATTTTGAGAATTCTTCAGGTGCTGTAAAATCAGCTTTTAATATACGATTGTATTTAGATGTTTTTCCTCCATCACCATGTACCATTAGTGGTACTCCTTGGTCTACTGCTCTTCCTAACTCAAATTCTGATGGAACTTCATGAACTAATTCAAAACCGGGTAGGTTTCCTAAATAATATTCTTGAGTATCATATTCTTTCCAATTGTGATTATACATATATCCAGTTGCACCTGCTGCATCATTAGCAGTCATTGAACCTCTAGCTCCATCGTAAAAACCACTATTAACTTCATCTATTGTATCTTCTGATTCAAACGATAAAATTGGGTCTGATGATTTAAAATCATCTTTTCTCATAATTGTTTTTGCAATTGCTTGATTTGCTTGTTTAACAAATGGAATATTTATATCGTATCTTTTATCTCTAACAACTATTTCTTTATATTTTTCTAAAAATTCTTTAAATTTATTTTTTATTTTTGATAATCTTTTAAAGAAACCAGTCAATTCTGCATCAGAAATAGGTTTACCATTTCTAGGATCATTTAATCTATCAAAGAAATGATTTGTAAATTCAATATCTTGTGGAGATAATTGTTTTTCTGCATATCGTTCAACTCCTTTTAATTGAGACATACTCATTTCATTTGTTGAAGTATCAAAAGTTAAATTACTTGGATACTGGTGGGTACCTTTAAATCTATCTGCCTCTTTTTGTTTCAAAGCAGGTAAAAATCTAAACTTGGCCAATTTCAAAACTTTTCTTTTTTTCTTTTGAACCATTTGAGAAACTCTTTGTTTTTGTGGTAAAGAAAGTTCATCATATGGTGTGTTTCCAAATAATCGTTGAGTCCATTCTTTTCTTACATAAAGATATGCAAGTTTATGTGCTCTTTTTGATAATACTGAATATGGTTTTTTACGAATTTGTGTTCGTTGTTTTTTAATGTTAATTAGTTTTTTATTTTTTTCAAACGCCCATCTTCTTGCTGCCTTTTGAGCTTGAGTCAATGCTTCCATCATAATTGGATTGGAACCCATCCACTCGTTTTGCATCATATTATCTACCAATCCAACGTGAGATTCTCCGGCTAATACAATAGGAATTTTACCTTGAGAGGACAATTCTTGTGTTTTTCTTAATAGATTTATATCTCTGAATTTATTGAAAGATTCTTGAGCAGAATTTACTTTTGTTTTCGTATCACCGTAATCATCCGCAAAAGATAATCTATATAGGGTATCTACATCTTCTTCAGTTGGATTTGAATCCCATGTATTTGATAAAGGTAGATTTGCTTCTTGTGCGGATTGTTTTAAAAGTTCTTTACCTTTATCGGTTAAGTAATCTTCAGGTGACATATCTTCTACACTATCACCTTGTCCTATCATACTTGCCCAATTGGCAGCCATGACTTCTTCATTACTCAATCCAGTTTCTTGTTCTTGGTATTTGTATAGTGGAGATTCATTATCAAATACACTTGTCTCATCCCCGTCCCATGTATCAACACCTGCACCAATTTTTTGGAATTTCTTTGCGGCATAATCCATTTCACCACCAAATTCCAACTCACCAGCATCATTACCCATTCCACCTTCACCCACAAACACAACATCTTTCCATCTGTCTTGTGGTATAGTTGATTTTACTTTATCAAGTATATCATCAACCATTTTGTTGTTTCCATGAACGGTTCCAAATACTTGTCCACCACCTTCAAGTTCGGTTGTTTGAATTTCCTTACCTGATTTAGCTCCCTGAAATGTATTTACACCTGATTTAGGCTGTTGTTTAGGTTGTTCTTTTTTGGCAGGATCACTTGATGGTAGTGAATCTGTATATCCACTATCTTTTGAAAAAATATTTTGTTTTGGTTTATTTTCAGGTGTAGAATTACCACTCTCTATTGGAGTGTATTTACCACTATCATCTTTTTTAAAAATAGGAGCAGAAGAATCTTTTTCTTTACCCTTTTCCTTATATCTACCATACCCAATATGAGTATATTTTGTATCCTCGGTTTCATCTTCAAAGATGGCTTGTTTTCCTTCTTTTATCAATCTAAAAGTAACTACTTTTTTACCATTGATTGTTGGCATTCCATGCTCATCTTTACCGATTGTTTTAACAACTACTTTTTTGTTTTTGAATTTACCCATTAAAAGAGTATCTCCAATTTCAACTGGTAATGTAATTGATTCTCTTTGAATTGTTTTATCAGATTCTTTTGCAAGTGGTCTAGCACCTTTTGCAAGATCGGTTGAAAGTTTATCATCGACTCCCAATGCCTTATCAACTACTGAATAGCCAACTAATGATGCGGTTCGAGTAACGTGTTTATACCACTTATCATACGCACCATTTACCATTACATCAAATTCACCCATTGGGTCTTTTTTACCAATTGCACCTCTTGGAAAAAAAGTAACTCTACCGGTTGGTCCTTCAGGATATGTAATATAATCATCCATTGAATCATCCATAACCATATTGATTATTTCCCATCCAATTTGTTGGGCTCGTTCACCGTTAATAACTTTAAAAGAATTATAATCAGGTAAGAAAATTACCGGACCATCATCAACCATATCTTGACCAATGCCAGATGATACTTCTATGAGTAAATCTTCGAGTTGTGCCTTAGATAAGCGAATACAAGATTCTTGTAATTTATTTGTAATTAAACTGAATATAGTTTTATTGAATTTTGGATATGCTCTATCTAAAAAGAAATTTCGTTTTTGTTCTTCAGTTCCACTACCTAAACCAATTCTTACTTCGGTTCCTGAAACTGAATCACCTTGCATTGGTGAAGCATAAACATATCCTCTATCTTTATACCCTTCGGTTGCTTCACCATCCCATTTTTGGAAATACTTACCACCCAATCTACCTGCATCTTTTTCACCAACAACGGTTATGAAAGCAGTAGTTTTTTCATCAAACTTTTTTAGAATTTCTAATGGGGCATAAGGATTTTTAACCTCGAATATTTTGTTTGATGGAACACCAAACATCGTGGTCATAATTTGTTTCTTTTCGTTAAAATTAAATGGGGATTTTGGTCTTTCTACTTTATTGGATGTACCAATATAGACGTTATCCTTACCAAACTTTTTAACCAAGTGTGAGTAAGTTCCATAATGGCCCTTATGGAAAGGTTGAAACCTACCCACATAAACTACAACAGTTTTCTTTATGGGGGTAGGTTCCTCAAGTAATATTTGTTCTACTAGATATTTTGAAAGTTCATTCATAAAAAGATACACCTTATCAGTATATAAATATAACTACACGAAAGTTTAGTGGTTTTTATATACAAATGGGTCTCTCTTACGAAGTTCTTCTAATTTTTTCTTGTAGATTTCTTGTCTTTTTTTTTCTTCTCTCTTATTTTTAAAATAAGCTATAATTTTCTTGATTGGGTTCATTTTCTAATAATTTATTGAGGTTGTAAACATAAGTATCTGAAATATATTCTTCACTCATCGAAAGTAAATGATTTCTGTTATGTTCTAATATTGGATATAATTTTTCATACATTTCATCCCATTCTTCATTTGTTTTTTCTATCAATGATTTAACTAATTCATATACTTTGATTATTCTTTGAGAATTATTTTGTATATTATCATAGGATTCATCCCAAAAATCTGAAAAGGTTTTAAATCCCCATTTTTGTAGTTGTTTTATTATACCCGGTTTACCTAATATTACAAAAGGGTGTAAATGTGCGATACCTTTAAATGATTTTTCTGAAATGTAATGACCATGTTCGTAAAACAAAGTTTCGGTTATTAAACTAAAATATGTATTTAAATATGGTTCTTTTTGTTCAAATCCAAAACCCCAAACTTTATCTATATTATCATAATCGATTGTATTTTTTGGATTCTTACTTAATTTAAAATAACCACCAATCATTTTAGATTTATACTGTTTATCTTCGATATACGAAACTCCATCATAATCTGTCCCATTGGCTAATTCCAATCCCATATCATCAAGACCGTAATCCCACAAATTTAAATCAATAGAATACTCACACTCTTTAATTAAATTATCATTATATAATAGACTTAAAGTAATTACTCTATGTGGTGCAACTCTTCTATTGTATATTAAACATTTTTTTGATTTATTTTTTGAATTTTTTAATTCATCTAAACGCATTAAAGAGCATTCGTTGGAATTTCCATTAAATTCAAAAACAGAATTTCTACTTAACAAATGTTCAGTTTCTTTTTTCTTAGAAGTTACTGACCAACAATAATAAGCTGTATAAAATTGTTCTAATTCTGGATTATTTTTTAGATATTCTTCATAGATATCACGAGTATTCATTGATGCTGATATTACTATAACTTTCTTTGGTGGTATATTCAACTCTTTACATTTTTTATGTAAATTTTCAAATAGAGAATTTCTTATATCACCTTCACTACTATAATCCACAACTAAATAAAAATTAGTAGCATTTCTTAAATAATTTTTAGATATTTCAGATATGAAATCAAACGAATGAGTATTTTCATGGTAGTTTGTATTTTTACCAGTACAAGTATCAATACTACCATACGGATGTACTGTCATTAAAAATAATGTTTTTTCTAATGAATTTTCAAGAATTTTTTCATCTTCATCATATCTTACTTCTGAAATATGTAAATCATTTAAGTGAAGTGGTAAATTTAAATTACACTCGTACACAGGTACTTGAACATATTTTGAATTAAAAGTTTCTATGAAATTGTGGTTAATAACAAAATTATTGTTCCAGATATCATCAGTAAAATTCCAATTCCAACCGGTGGGTATAAAACCGGAGGGACCTACTACATCAAATAATCTTTTAATTTTCATAATACAATTCAGGATATTCTACTAAAATAATTGGTCCATTTGAAGATAGTGCTTTTTTATAAGCAGGTAGGATTTTATCTGCAGAGTCCAATTTTATAATTGGTATATGTTTTAACATTGAAGAAAATTCATCCGAATAATCTGCTTTATGTTGATGACCAGGATCAAGTGGTTTATCGGAACCTTTACCTACTCTGATAATTACATTTGGAATAAATTCACCATCTGACATTGCTTCAAGTTTATCTAAATGGTTTATCAATTGGTTTGCAGCACAGATAAGAAAATCCCATCGAGGATAAAATGATACTACTCTATGTCCTGTCATTGCCAATCCAATACTCATTCCCATTTGAGTTTCTTCCATTACCGGAGTTTCAATCATTCGTTCTTTTGGTAAACCTTCGATTGTTTTTGACATCGGATTTCCATAATAAACAATTTGTTGACCAATGAAAATTGTGGACGGGTCTTCCATACACAATTTCATTGATTCGGTTAATGCATCTAAATAAGGAGTAAATTGTGGTGCACTCATTATGGTCTTGAATTTGGATTATATTGATGTTTGTTTGCTTTATACCACTCAAGAGTTTCCTTGAGTGCTTGTTTCAAATCTCTCTTTGGTTTCCAACCTGCCTCATTTATTTTCTTTGATGATAATAAACGAATCGGAATCATTGGTGCCTTATTATTTACATAAGAAATAGGATTATCATTTCCTTCGATTTCTTTAATCCAACCTAACACTTCATTTACACTAAATCCTTCACCATACGCAACATTAAAGATATTATATGTATCGTTGTTTTCAGCAACCCAAATGAATCCATCTGCCATATCTTCAACATGAAGTAAATCTCTAACTTCAGAACCATCACCCCATACTGGAATTGGATTTAAACCATCAGCAACTTTACGAATGTTTGCGGGGGTAACATGACATTTTTCGAAATCAAATTTATCATTGGGTCCGAATGCATTTGAAGGTCTAACAATCAAACACTGCATTGGATTATGAATTTGATGTGAGAAATAATCACAAAGTAATTCACCATATCGTTTCATATTACCAACTGCACCATAGATTGGAAAAGTTGGAGTTGCGTGGACATTTATATCTTCGGTACAAAACTCATCCTTCATATCGGGATAAACTGTGTTGGATGAAATAAATAAAAATTTACTAACTTTGTTTCTCCAACTTTGTTCCATTAAATTTACATTCATTTCAACATTTGGAGTAACGTGAAGTAATGGATTTTCTTTTGTATCTAATGCGTTTGAAGTGTTTGCTGCACAATGAAATACTACATCTACATCTTTACTAATCAATTCACAAAATTCTGCAGTTTGTAAATCTCCTTTAATATGTTCCACTTCGGATGTTCCTTCAAAATCATTTCTTAAATCTCTACTAAATGAGGTTGAACGAAGGTTTTTATATCCCTTCTCCCAAAGTAATCTTAATAAATGTGAACCAATAAATCCACTTGCACCGGTAACTAAAATCTTGTCTGTTTTTTTCATAACTTATTTGTTATATTCATTTAAATAATAATCTATCGTTTCTTTTAATCCTTCTTTGAGTGATACTTGTTGTTTAATGCCGAATGATTCTGCCCGCTCGGTACTCATCAATCTCTTTGTATCTCCGTTCGGTTTAGACGGGTCCCATTCGATTTGAACTTTAACGCCATACATTTCTTCATAGATTTCAACAAGAGTTTCAGCAAGTTCTTTAATGGTTACACCAGTTCCACTACCCAAGTTAATCGGTTGTGTTAGTTTTTGTTCGTATGCCTGAATAATTCCATCTGCAACATCTCCTGCGTAGATAAAATCTCTAATTGGTGAACCATCTCCCCAACAAACAAGTGGGTGTTCTTTTTCACCAAATAATCTTTTAATTAGGGAAGCAATTACGGTTGATTCAGGTCCAAAATTATCATGTCTACCATAAATGTTTGCTGGTCTTACAATTGATGCATTATTCCAATCATACGATACTGAATATACTTCTGCTTGCAATTCACCTAATCTTTTAGCCCATCCAGCATACTTATCTTTTTCTGATGGGAATGTTTTCCATACATCATCCTCAAAGAATACTTCAGCTGGTTGATAAACTCCTACCGTAGATGTATATACATACCATTCAACATCTTCTAACCTTGCAGCTTCCATCATATTGGTGTTGAATTGTAGCATTGGTACGAAATAATCTGCAGGTTGTTCTGCTGCTCTTTTTGGAGAACCCTTCACACCTGCAATATGAAAAATAATATCTTGTCCTTCAACTACCTTTTTACAATTTGAAAATTCTCTTAAATCTGCCTTGATAAACTGATATTGACCTGATGTTGCGTATTTCTCTAATTGATTTTTCGGTTCGTGAATATCAACCGCAGTTACAAAAGCACCTTTATCAATGCATTTTTTAACCATATAATTACCAACAAGACCATTGGCACCTGTTATTAAAACCTTTTTATTTTCCATGTTGTATGTTTTATATAAATATATATTAAATAAGTTTATTTCCTTAATAAATCAGTAAAGTTTGATTGGATAAAAATTTTATCAAACTCATATAATCTATTTACTTCATCTACAAATTTTTCATATTCAGAATGATCTTCCATCCAAACGGCTTTTTGTTTAAATGATTCGTAATCCATATGTGTCCATTGGTAAATTTTACCAAAATAAACAAGAGTTGCCTCAGAATAACCTTGAGTTTGAATTCTTTTTTCGAATTTTTTATGTATAAGTTCTGCAAATTCTTTCATTTCCTTGTAGTTATCTAATTGAGTAACAAAAGAACACCTTAAATTTTGTATAGTTGGTATGGTACTAATAAAATCTAAATTTTCCATCAAAACTTCCCAATTACCACCCATTCGTGTTTTATTTTCGTAAGTATTTTTTGTAGCAGCATCTATTGATATTTCTACTGATTTTACATAAGGATGTGCTTTTTCTATTTTTTTCCAATTCTTCTCGTTGAATAGATTTGCATTAGTTGTTAAATAAATATCATCTAAATTTGGCCATAATTTTGGATCAAACTCAAATAAAAACTTTCTAAATGATTTTGATGCCCATGGATCACCACTACCAGTAATAGCAAGTTTTCTAGCTTCTTTTGAATAATTATTTTTTATAAAATCAGTTATATTATCAATTTTTATAATTTGGTCTGGTTTTGCCATTATAACGTGCAATCTACAAGAGGGACATTTTAGATTACAACTATCATCGTATGTAAAATTTATAGACCCTGGGCCTGAACTTACTTTTTTGTCGTCTACCACAAACCCATCATACATTTTAAATGGTAATTTTTCTTTTTCTACAAAAAATCCACTTGGTTGTTTAGTGTGTATTAGTGTACTCAAATGGGGACATGCTGTTTTATCACAATGTGAATATGAACCATCTAAAATAGATTCTCTAATTTTATTTGCGGTTTCGGATTTCCAAACATCATAATTAAGTGAACCATCTTCATTTTTTCCATACCATAATTTTGTTTCTAACCAAGTTGGACAACACATAGTTGCATGATCTTCAAAAAACTCTATATGTTTAAATGGTTGAATACACACATATTTTTTAAGTATATCTTCGGTATCTTTCATATTATAATTTTTTAAAAAATAAACTTATACCGTCCATTTTTATTCTATTAAAATGATTTTTATTATATATACAAATTTCTTTTGTTTGTTGATACAATTCATTTAATTCATGTATATCAAGCGAATTTAATTTTAATACCAGTTGAGAAATTTTAAAGTATCTATCTCTACCTTCTTTTATAACATCGTATGATTCATCCCAAAACTCTGAAAATGTTTTAAATCCTAAATTTTTTAGTTCTTGCAGATAATTTACTGGGCCGAGTACTATAAATGGTTGATAGTTGAGAATGGGTTTTAAAATTTTTTCTGATATAAATAATTCATTATTATTATAAGATGTCTCAGTTACTAAATTAATACAAGAATCTAAAAATAAATCCTTTCTCATAGTATTGTTAACACTAAAATTAAATTTATTGTTAGTATCTAATTGAATTGGAATTTTTTCTAAATATTGTTCAATATTTAATTTATCATCTTGAAATGGAGGACAATGTATTCCTTCTAAAGTTAAAAAACTAAAATAAGAATCACTAAAATCATTCGTCAAGTAATCATGTAGTAATGAAAATCGATGTTCCTTATCAACTGTTCTATTAAATGATAAAAACTTTTTATTTCTAAATCTATTTAATTCATCGATTGTTATTTCTTCACTTTTATATCCTAATGTAGTATCGACCCCAAAAAAAGAATCTTTAGATTTAATTGCTTGTTCTATAAAAAAATGATATGATTTAACATTTGTACCTTGTAAATTTATATTACTTGTTAAGAATATACATCTATCTAAAATTTTATGATTTTTTAATTTCAAACATAATTGATTGTAATTATAAAAAGTAGGTGGATCTGCTATAGAACATATTAATATTTTTAAATTATTTTCTTCTATAAATTTTTTAATATCTATTTTTCGTAAAATAGCATCAATTCTTCTAGTTAAACCATAATAAGATTCAGTTGGTTCTACTAATATATAATTTTTATATCCGTTTTTAATTTCAGGGAAACGTGTATACGAATACTCATGCATAGATTTTTGAGTCATTGGACCTTCAAAACACCAATCACCATAATTAAATTCTTGTGGTAATACAAAATTTAAAACACTACCCATTTTCCTGTCCCATAATGTGGGTATTTAGATTTATACTTATAATAAATTACATCATTTGGTATTTCTCTCTGGATACCACCCCATGTATCTAATGTTGGAGTATTTGTTGAAACTTCATTATCTTCTACTACAAAATATAAAGGTAGATCAAAATTTCTAGCATATTTGTGAACTTCATAAAAAAATCCGGTCTCAAATGTCATATCACCAACGAAACACCAAACTTTCTCATCGCTACCTTTCATTTTAATCGATTTTGCAACTCCAAGTGCAATTGGTAATATACCAGTTACAATAGCAGACGAATAGAAGTTAGATTCTTTATCAATAATTGTTATTGATTTACCATCAAGAATTTTTTCTTTTAATTTTCGTGGTTTAACTCCATGAAGAAGTGCATGATAATGTGACCTCCAAGTTGAAAATACCCAATCAGTTGGCGATATTTTTTTGAATACTTCAATGAGTTGTTCTTCATTTCCATTTGATAAATGAATAGGTCCTTTTATTTCTCCTTTTTCCCAATGAGAAATAATATCATCTTCAAAATGAATAAGTTCTTCCTTATTCCAATTACTTCCCAACCAACGAGTCTCGTGATATTCTAAATTTTTAATTTCCATATATAATTTATTTTTGAAATTTAAATTGTTTTCCAAATGTATTTTCTAACCAATTAACATACTCTAAGTCATAGTTTTTTAACATAGCATATATCAAACTTTTAATTCCAGTTAACCATTTGGAACCAGCAAGATGTAATACACCTTTAAATTTTTCTTTGGTTAAAAAAAGTAATTTTTCACTAGTATTTTCAATCCAATCTAATTCAGTTTCACTTGTTATTGAATAATAATCATCTATTTGAAAAACCATTATATCATCTTTTATATAAAATAAAGGATACATATCATTAGTTGCAAAATTAATATTACTAGATGTATAATTCATCTTATTTAATTTACCAGTTATAATATGTTGTTCCAAAACACACATAATTTTTCTACCAAATTTTTCTAAATAAGTTTTATTATTTTTTATAATTTCTAATATTGGCACATATAATTCTGAAAATAGTTTCCAATCATTACCACCGACTATAGCACAATTATAAGCACATAATGGATTTGTAGTATTTTCGCCAATTAAATTTGGAAAAGTTTTAGATAAGATATTAAATGGATTTAAATAGGTTTCATTCCATCCATTATATTGTTCAGGACAAGCATGACCATCAATTTGTTCGTGATAATAAAAAGAAATTGGACTTGATTCCAATAGTTCAAAATTAAAATTATCAAATAAAAATAAATCAGTATCTAACTGTATAAATGGTTCATTCTGAATAATATTAGAATACAATTTACAAACTGCAAATAACTCATCACTTGAAATATGTTTTATTTCAGATTCAATATCTTCATAAAAATCCAATTCAACATTATATTGTTTTAATAATTCTATAAATTTTTTATTCGAATAAATTCCAACTCTTTTATTTAATTTTCTTAATATTGTAGATGATAATTTAATCGATATTAAATTAAAAAAAATATCTTCTTCAGTTGAAATTGATGTTGGATAATATGAATAAAAATATTTCATTTTCCTAATTTATCTCTTTTTGATAATAATGGATTATCGGTAGGCCACTCTATATTAAATCTTGAATCGTTCCATACAATAGTATGTTGTTTATTTTCATCATTATATTCACCCTCATACGCCATTTTGTATGAGAAAATAGAATCGTCTTCCATCACAAAGTGTCCATTTGCAAAATAAGGTGGAATAAGTACTTGTGTTCCAGTTTCAGGTGAAAGAATGAATGATTCCCATTTACCAAAATCAGGTGTTTTTTCTCTTACATCTAAAACTACTAAATAAATTCTACCATGTGGACACGAAACCATTTTCCAAGTTTTTTCATCCCAATGTAATCCTCTAAGAACTCCTTTTTTAGATTTAGAGTATCTATCGTGTTTAAATGAAAGACCTTCATTTCTTTCTGCAGCAGGTAACAACCTATCGTAATAATCTGAATGATAAGTTGTTGATATTGAACCACGAATTTCGTGATAAATCGATGGTTGTACGATTTTTACTTGCGGTAAAACCGAACCATTATAAAAGTGAAAATCATTCCAACTTCTTTCTTTATAAAATAAACTACGTCCTAATCCCATAACCTAAAGGAAATCCATTCCTATATTTTGATGATAAATCTTGTATTAAAATTGTATAAGTTTTGATAAGTTCTTCAATACCATCATCCAAACTCCAGTCGGGTAACCATCCGGTAGATTCAATTTTGGCATTTGAAACTAAATAATCTCGTTTGTCAGGGTCTTCGTAAAAATCAGAATATGTGATTGCAAAGTTCGGTACATATTCCTTAATTTTTTCTACCAGTTCAGCCTTGGTTAGATTTGCGGATGTTAATCCTACATTAAATACTTCACCTGAAAATTTTTGATAATTTTCCAACATATATTGGAAAGTTTTTGCAACATCTCTGATGTGTATATAATTTCTTTTAAAATTTTTCTCAAAAATAGTAATGTACTTATCGGTAAGTGCTTTGTAAACAAATTCATTTACCAATAAATCCATTCTCATTCTTGGAGATGAACCAAAGACGGTGGCAAGTCTTACCGAAATGCCACCTACTGCCAATACCTCTCTCTCGGCAAGAACTTTGGTCACTCCATAGTGGGAAATTGGGTTAAGTGGACTCTCTTCAGTACACTCACCATTCTCTCCTATCCCATACCCACTATTTGTATTTGGATATACTACTTTTATATTTGTACCGCGGACTAAATCACATATTTCTTTAACGTGTTGATAATTTACTGCAGTTGCAAGAAGTCTATCTCTATCACACGCAGGAAATCCTACGATTGCAGATAATGGAATAACCATGTTAAAGAGTGGTACAAGTTTTTTTAATAAATTAGTATCTCTGACATCTCCATAAATAAAATGAAAATTTTTATTATAAGAATAATGAATTAAGGATGTTTGGTTATACATCAAATTATCTAATACAGTTACTTCATAACCACTACTTAATAATCTATCTACCAAAACCGAACCGAGGTATCCAGCACCTCCGGTAATTAAAATTTGTTTCATATTAATGGAGTTTGTTCTAATACTTTTTTGAAAAATTTTTTTATTTCTGTTTTGTTAGTAGATAATTTATGTAATAGTTTTTGATTGTGTTTTAATGTCTCTTCCATTTCTTTTAACATAAAAATCCACTCATCATCACTTTTACTACACAAAATTTTTACTAAATCTAATAATTTGTTTGCCCTATCTTTAAAATTTTTAATATCATCATATGATTCATCCCACCATCTATCAAAAGTTTTGAATCCAAATGATTTTAATACTTCTAGCGTATGTGGATTACCAAGAACTACAAATGGATGCAAGTTCATTATAGGTTTAATTGTTTTTTCTGTTAAGAATGAATAAGAAGTTTGGGCATTGGTTTCGGATATTATTGTAAAATATGAGTTTTCATATTCATCTTTTCTACTCAAAAAGTTATGATATATCGATACTCTATCTGCGTTAGAATCATCAATTACTAATGGATAATAATTTTTGTAGTTATTACGAATATCTAAAATATCCGATTCACTTAAAAATAATTCAGGATAATCTTTGTCTTTGTATAAAAAATCTACAAAATCTGGATTTTCTAAAAAAGATATAAATCCATCATCTAACAAATTATTTTTATATAATAAATTCACAAAATACGCCCTATGTATTCTTTCTGAATTTCTATTATACATTAAAAATTTTTTTTGTTTTTTATCTAACTTTATCTCATCTTGAATTGAATAATCATATCCATCATCGTCTTGTACTACTTTTATACCTGCTCTCAAATCACTCATAAATTTTCCAGCAACAGTAATTAAATGATTATTTGCAAATACTTCAATTTGATTCTCAAATTGTAAAAATCTTTTTGTTTTTTTCAAATCTACTATGTTATTGTTATTGGTAGATATGAAAACTTTATTTTTATCTTTTATATTATTTCTTTTTAAAAAAGAAGATATTTTTTCTAATAAACTCATAGTGTGCATATATGCACCTTCACCTGCATCTATAAAAACTATTTTAAAATTTGAATGTTTTTTTATTAGATTCAATAAATCAGGTGAAAAAAAATCTTCCATTTTGAATTTGTCTGATGAATAGTATTCAAACATATTATTCACATTCAGACTTTCAAGAACTACTAAATACAAAGAATTGGATTTTATATTATTTTTAATATCCTTTGTTAGTACAAATTGAGTATTTTTCGTATGATTTACTACATGATTTGAAAATTCAGCAGTTCTATTATAGTAGTATTTATGTGGTTCGGATGTAGATGCGTGATATGCAGTAAATTCACCATCGTTAGGATTTTTAAATTTATATTGCATCATAATAGGTAGGGTATATTTTGTATATCCTAATGGAATATACCCACCTGGTCCTTTAAACTCTAAAACAAAGTAAGTTTTTGGAATTTTATTTAAATCGAATCCATCCATGCTTTATCAAATCTAATTAAATTATTTCCTACCTCTGATATATCTAATATTTTATAAGGAGTTTGTCTTTTAAAATTAAAAATACAAGTTGGTTTCAACCTTTTAGATACACCATCTGGTTCATTATAAATTTCTTCAATTTCACTTCTGTCTAAAAATTTAGAAAATATGGCTGCATAATACATTTCACCATTAAAAAATTGTCTAAAATCTTCCGGACAACTATCTAATGGATTTGCTGCACCTACCCACAACCATGCGTTTGAATAATCAATTAACGAACCCTCAAACTTTTCTGTTAACCATGTTCCATTACAATATACAGAGAATTCTTTTTCTTTTCTTTTGAAAGAAAATCCTACTTTATATTCTTTATCTAAATCACCAGGTTCGTAATTAACTTTTACAAGTATATCATAATTTTTCATCCCATTTGAACCCAAGCTAGCATCTACTGTCCATATTGTACCTTTAATATAAACATGCTCATAATCAGGTTTAATTACACTCAATCCTAAATGTAGTCCATTTTTTATAATAATCCCACCCTCTCGTGTATTATCTGCTGGATTCATCTTATTCCAATTTACTCGTATAGATGTTAGAAAGGAAAAATCACCTTCGGTTATATTTTTCATTGGAAATTTGCTTAATCCATATTTGTTATCTGGAGTTACAAACCAAGCATTATTACCTTCAAATTTTAAACTACTCATATATTAATTGTTTTTGTCCATTCAAAAAATTCTGCTAATTCAGGAAACACTTTTTTGAAATCAGTTCCTCGTCTGTCATCATGTGCTTGAAAATATTTACCAAAGTTATATTGTTTTCTAAGCAGTTCTTCATCTTGTTTTACCGATTTCATCCAATCATAAGTTCTTTTTATTTTTTGAATTTCTATATCAGAATATCCAATATATTTGTTTTCAAAAAGAGGTACAGAAAGAAAATCTGCAAGTTGGGCTTGTTTAAATATATTTTCCGTCCAAGATTGTGGTAATACTTGTACCGTCTGATGAGTTGGATATCTTAAATAAGAAGTATCTAAAAATACAGCAGATGCCCAATATCTATCAGTTGATCCATAATCTTTTTTAAGTTGATATACTCCTTCTATAAGTTTATCATAGTTTGGAACTGATAATGCATTATATGTAGACATGAAAGTTAAATTAACTCGTGGACAATTACTCATTAATTTGTTTACATTGTCCCAAAATTGATTAAACACTAATCCATTTCTAATGTATTCTGCTTGATTTCCCCACGTATCACATGATGTAAATACTATAAATTCATTTACTCGATTTTCTTCAGTTATTCTTTTTATCTTTTCAATAAACTTATCAATTAGTTTATCAGGAACACCAAGATTTGAATTAATTGCTAAATTCAATTTTTTATTCGGATTTGGATTATCAATAATATAATCCAATACATCCCAAGTATCTTTTGACATTAATGGTTCCCCACCAGTAATTCTAAAAGTATGTAAATCCTTGTATAAATCAGGCCACCATTTCCAAAACGCCTCAACATAAGGATTATATTCGGTTTGTTTAAATGGTTTTTTATTTTCCTCTTCTAAATATCGAGTATCATTAAATCTATCAGTTGTAGGATATGCACCATGTTTTTCTATCTCTTCCATCCATTTAGTAGAAAAAGCAGGGCCACAATAAGAACATTTAAAATTACATGCGTTTGAGAACGCAACCTCTACATATTTTGGATTATAATCTGCTCTCCAATTTAATTCGGTTATTTCTTTATAGTGTGGTAAAGACCATGATTCGGAAGATTTGAATGTTCTATCTGAAAATCTATCTGAATTATCTTCTACATTCCAACAATAATCGCACTCTTCAGGTCTGCCACCTTCCAACATTTCTTTTCTTCTTCGTTTTTTGTACGCAGTGTTATGTAATGCAGATGGGTTTCTTTTAATTTCAGATGGTGAGATTGGGTGAGTTTTTGGGTGGTGACATGAATGAGTATGACCAAGTTGTAAGTGCATTGTAACTTGTGTCCATTTTGCAAGACACATGCCGTGTCCTATTTTATTCAAATCATCTCTTACACCGAGATAAAATGGATTATCACCTGCAAATGTTTTTTTAAGTTTTTTATTTTCTTCTTTTTGAAATTCTATATTTTCCTCAGCCATAACTTCTTATTTACTAATATATATTAGAGTTTTACATTTATCATTTTTGCTTTAGGTGTCAATTCATCAATACTAATTAATTCATATTTTAGTGAATTAATACCATCGGATTTGTAATCCCAATCACCTTGTTGCATTTGTAAAACATATCTTCTTTCGTTTCGTGCAGTGGTTTCACCCTTTGCCCATTTATCAACTCCATCTATTTTTACCAAACCCTCATCTTTATGTGGTAAACATCTCAATTTACCTGATTTTCTATGTGGAATAATTGTATATGGTATTTGAATTTCTTCACTTCTTTCCTCACATCTATTGATAGAACCATGCGTTCCATTTCCACTTAAATCAATTGCTACAAAAGGAGAATTT